CTGGACTCAGTCATATAATACCGGATTGTTCTAAATCCTTCTATTTATAAATAGATCATTGAACATCCGTATTATTACAACCTTATAACTCAAAATTTGACGAGGACAAACTAATGGCATTCCAAGTATCACCAGGAGTTCAGGTTCAAGAAATTGACCTAACAAACGTCGTACCAGCAGTATCCACCTCTATCGGTGGCTATGCAGGTGCATTCGCGTGGGGACCAGTTGAAGAGATTCGCATGGTAAGTTCTGAAAAAGAACTTGCTACTGTATTCGGATCACCAACTGACGCTACCGCACGCTCATTCCTTACCGCAGCTTCTTTCTTGAAGTACGGTAATTCACTCAAAGTTGTCCGTGCATTAGGCAAGGACGGCGTTGACACAGCACTTAACGCAACAGCCGGCGATGTCGGTCTCCTAGTTAAGAATCTCTCGCACTACGAAGAAAACTTCGAAGATGGAGCTGCAACCGGATCCGGCGACCCAGTCGTTGGTGAATGGTGTGCTAAGTTCCCTGGCGAACTCGGCAATTCACTGGCCGTTTCTGTTTGCCCAGCAAACCCAACAGCTTTTACAGCTTGGACCTATAAGAACGGATTCTCTGCTGCTCCAGATACTTCTGCTAATGCCGGAACCGATACCACAAAAGATGAGCTCCATATCGTTATCGTTGACACCAACGGTAAATGGTCGGGCACTCCTGGTACCGTCCTCGAAAAGTTTGAGTTTGTTTCTCAAGCATCTGATGCCCTTAAAGCTGATGGTACTTCAAACTACTACAAGACTGTTCTGAATAACAATTCGGAATATGTTTACTGGTTGAACCATGATGTTGCTCTTTCAGATGCAGGTCAGACTCTTGAATACGGTGCGGCTTTCACCACCGGTTCTCTTCCTCTTACCTACACTCTATCTGGCGGTATCAATGAAGTTGTAGTAAAAGCTGAGGTTATTACCGCTCTTGAGCTCTTCTCCGATGCCGAAACAGTTGATGTAAATCTTCTGTTCACCGCCGGTGATGTTGCAGATGATTCGGATATTGCCGAAGAACTTATTGCAATCTGCGAAGCTCGTAAAGATGCTATTGCACTGGTATCTCCTCCAATTGAAACAAGCGTCGGCACTTCAACTCCGGCGGCCGATGTAAAGGAATGGGCAGACGAGCTCACTTCTACATCATACGCCGTAATTGATTCGACCGCGCTCAAGGTATACGACAAATATAATGACGTTTACCGTTGGATTCCAGCTTGCGGACATGTTGCCGGTCTCTGCGCAAATGCCGATCAGGTTGCCGATGCTTGGTTCTCACCAGCAGGTTTCAATCGTGGTCAGATCCTCGGAGTCACTAAGATTGCTTTCAATCCAAAGCAAGCCGATCGTGACACGCTCTATAAATCCCGTGTGAATCCTATTGTTTCCTTCCCAGGACAAGGTACGCTTCTCTTCGGCGATAAAACAGCTCTTGCCAAACCATCTGCATTCGATCGTATTAATGTACGCCGTCTGTTTATCGTTCTTGAGAAATCCATCTCTACCGCTGCTAAATTCCAGCTGTTTGAATTCAATGATGAATTCACTCGTGCGATGTTCCGCAATATGACCGAACCATTCCTCCGTGATGTTCAAGGTCGTCGTGGTATCACTGATTTCAAAGTTGTATGCGATGAGACCAATAACACTGGTGACATTATCGACCGCAATGAATTCCGTGCTGAAATTTACATTAAGCCAGCACGTTCGATCAACTATATCACTCTGAATTTCATCGCCACTCGTACTGGTGTTGAATTCTCCGAGCTGGTTGGTAACTAATCTTAACAATTAAATAAGGAGAAATTCACATGGCCGTTTTAGGTATTACAGACTTTAAGTCAAAACTTGTCGGTGGTGGCGCTCGCAATAACCTTTTCAAGGTTACCTGCAACTTCCCCGCCTATGCCCGTGGAAACACTGAACTTGCATCATTCATGATCAAGGCAGCTCAGCTTCCATCATCAATCATCTCACCAATCACCATTCCGTTCCGTGGACGTCAAATGCAAGTTGCAGGCGATCGCGTATTTGAAGCGTGGGGTATTACCGTCATCAATGATGTTAATATGGACATCCGCAACGCTTTCGAGCGTTGGGTCAATGGTATTAATAACAACTCAACCAACACCGGTCTTACCAATCCAGCTTCTTATACAACCGATATGGTTGTCGAACAGCTGAATAAAGGTGGAGCTGTTACAAAGCGTTACGATCTTCGTGGCACTTTTCCAACAACCGTGTCTGCAATTGATCTGAGCTATGACTCGGAAAATACAATTGAAGAATTCGGTGTTGAGCTCCAGGTGCTCTATTGGGAATCAGCCCAATCCAGAGTCTAATTATTTGGATAAATAAACAACAGGGGAGGAGTCATTCCCTCCCCTGTTTTATTCAACCCAACATATAATATGGAATTTTTCGGATGGAAATTTGAAAAACTCAGCGATGCTGAGAAACGCAAGAAGATTGCAGAACAACCAGTTTCTTTCGTGCCCGCAAGCTCGGAGGACGGTTCCACTGCGATTGCCGCCGGAGGTTACTATGGTCAGTATCTCGACCTTGATGGAGATGCAGCAAAGACGGATGTCGATTTAATCCGCAAGTATCGTATTGCAGCTGAACAGCCCGAGTGCGACCAGGCAATTGATGATATTGTAAATGAAGCTATTGTCGGAGACCATGACGATGTTCCGGCACACCTTAACTTGGACCGTCTGGAACAGCCGGCTTCAATTAAGAAACTAATTCGTGGAGAGTTTGATCACCTCTGCAAATTACTTAATTTCAGTAATAATGGTCAGGATATTTTCCGTAGATGGTACATTGATGGACGTTTGTTCTATCATATGATCATTGATGAAACTCAGCCCGACGCAGGTATTCAAGAACTGCGGGCGGTTGATGCACTCCGTATCCGTAAGGTCCGTGAAATTAAAGAAGAAATGGACCCAAAAACGGGTGCCAAAATCATTAAGAATCTTGATGAGTATTACCTCTACCAGGATGGCGGTCTTCAGAAGTCGGACATTGGGCTCAAGATTAATAAGGATGCAATCTGTTATGTGCCATCCGGTATTCTTGATGCTACCCGTAAGCGTGTTCTGTCTCCGCTCCATAAGGCAATCAAGCCCGTGAATCAACTGCGCATGATGGAAGACTCATTGGTCATCTATCGTCTTGCACGTGCTCCGGAACGCCGTATTTTCTACATTGATGTGGGCAATCTTCCAAAGGGTAAGGCGGAAGAATATATGCGCACAATTATGAATCAGTACCGTAATAAGTTGGTATATGATGCTCAGACTGGTGAAATTCGCGATGACCGTAAGCATATGTCAATGCTTGAAGACTTCTGGCTTCCGCGCCGCGAGGGTGGTCGTGGTACCGAAATCTCTACGCTTCCGGGCGGAGAGAACCTAAGTCAGATTGACGACATTCTGTTCTTCCAAAAGAAACTTTATCGCTGCTTAAATGTACCGATCGGGCGCATGGAGCCGGAAACTCCATTCAGCCTTGGTAGAACCACAGAGATTTCACGTGATGAGGTCAAGTTCCAAAAGTTTGTCGACCGTCTGCGTAAAAAGTTCTCGATCATGTTCTTTGATCTACTTCAGACTCAATTGATGCTCAAGGGTATCATTACCGAAGAAGATTGGCCGCAGATTCGTGAGGACATGACGGTTGACTTCCGTCAGGATAATTACTTTACCGAGCTAAAAGAAGCTGAAATCCTCACAAATCGCATTGAACTTCTGAATGCTGCACAACCATTTGTCGGGAAATACTTCTCCGACACATGGGTCCGCCGTAACATTCTTCAGCAGACCGACGAAGACATTGAGACGATGGATGCAGAAATGAACGAGGATGGTTCTGCTCAGGCTGCCGAAGAACAAAGAATGGCAGAAATTGAAGGTATGGCAAATCCGGCACCTGAAATGCCTCCGAGTAAGTAATGTTTAAATACAAAAACATATAAATAGCTTCATAATGAATAATGACATTACCACAATGATTAAAGCATTGGCGTCCGGAAAAGCCTCGGAAGCCAATGAGAACTTTACTCGCGTGATGACATCCAAGATTAATGCCGTTCTTGATGAACGCAAGGCATCTTTGGCTTCGGAACTTTACAACAAGAAACCGACTTCGGATATTAAATAATATGCACGACTTAATTAATTCAGTTCGTTCGATGATCGCAGAGGCGACAGCTCTCGATTATAATCATGATTATGCGCAAAATCATGCACATGATGCAACTAACATTGCAAATTCTCATTCTCAACACGCGCTACGTAGAGAGCATCATAAGTTAGCCAGCAAGATGCATCAGCAGGCTCATGATGCTCACGAAAAGTTAGCCGAACCTTATTCAATGAGTATGCCAGGTTCGGGCAAGAAGTATCACAATCTTTTAATGCAGCATCATAAGAATATGATTGCATATCACAATTCAGAAGCAGAATAATTTCAAATGAAGTTGATCACAGAACATCTCGATAGTGACATCGGTTATATTACCGAAGGCGTCGGCGCAGAAAAGAAAACATATGTTGAAGGTGTTTTTATGCAAGCCGAAAAGGCAAACCGCAATGGTCGCATCTATCGCTACAATGTTCTTTCTCCAGCAGTTGCCAAATATGTGAATGAGCAAGTTACGACGGGTCGTGCAGTTGGTGAACTGAATCACCCAGATGGTCCTACCGTAAACCTTGATAAGGTATCACATCGCATTACCTCTCTCAAATGGGACGGACATAACGTAATGGGTAAGGCGCTTATTCTCAATACTCCGATGGGCAACATCGTAAAGGGTCTCGTTGAAGGCGGAGTTCGTCTTGGCGTTTCGAGCCGCGGTATGGGTTCACTGGAACGCAACGGCAACATTATGTCGGTCAAATCCGACTTTGTACTTTCCACCATTGATATTGTTCAGGATCCTTCTGCTCCAGAAGCCTTCGTCAATGGTATCATGGAAGGCGTTGAATACTTTGTTCGCGGTAATGAAATCATTGCCGAGAAGATTCAAAAAGAAATCAACCGTACACCGTCCAAACAGCTTATTGAAGCTCAGGTACGGGTGTTCAAAAACTTTCTCGATGCAATTGTTCTTAAATAATTGCTCAAGACTTTCTATTATGGGTAAAACTGAAGATGCTAATTATGGTAACGTGAATACATCCAAGGTAATTCGTGAATTAACAGAGACTGATCACAAGCAATTCTCGCTTGATATCCTCTCTAAACTTTAACCACTATACTATTATAGTAGGCTAAATCTAAAACAAATATGTCACACACATCAAAAGGTCAAGTCGATCTCATTGAAGACATCACTGTTGAGGAACTACTTGCTGATGGACTCGTTGAAGATGTTGAAGTTTCTGGCGAGGAACAAGGCAAGAAGAAGCTTGATGACGAAGAAGGTACTGCTGATGCTCCAGTAGCAAATGCTGTACCGACCGATGCGCCTGCCGCGGATGCTGTAAAACCAGCCGCCGATGCAGTTGCGTCCGCAGTGAGTGCTGCTCCAGTGGCGGTTGCGCCACATTCTCTGGGAAAACCAGAGTCTCCAGCACTTGCACCAGAGGTTCAAAAGTCCGTTGCAGCTACCGACGCAGCTATTGCTGCTGCTCCAGTTGCACAGGCTCCACAGACCAAAGCTGGGCTCATCAACGCAATGTACCAACATATGTCAACAATGAAGACTGAGGATCTTGCCAATGTTTACAGCACTCTAACGACTCCACAAGAGACGCCAAAGGCTGAAGAACCAAAGGCAGGTTCCGAAGACGATTCAGAAGCTGAAAAAGCCGACGAAAAAGGTGAAGACGAACAGCAACCAGAAGCAGAGAAATCTGCCGATGACGAAGAAAAAGACAAGAAAGAAAAAGATGACGTTAAGGAAAACCTTGATGTCCTCTTACAGGCCGAAACCTCTCTTTCCGAATCTTTCCGTTCTAAGGCATCTCAGCTGTTTGAATCAACCGTTAAGGCCAAACTTGCAGAAGAAGTCTCCCGCATTGAGGAAAATTACCGCTCCCAACTGGATGAAGAAACAACTAAAATTGCTTCTTCGCTCTCAGAAAAGGTCGACAGCTATCTTAGCTATGTCGTAGGTACCTGGATGGAAGAGAACAAAGTTGCAATCGAATCTGGTCTACGCACCGAAATCGCCGAAAATTTCATTAACGCATTGAAGAATGTGTTTACTGAAAGCTACATCGAAGTTCCAGAAGGCAAGGAAAATCTTGTTGATACACTCAATAAGAACGTTGCTTCCCTTGAAGAACAGCTGATGAAGGCAACCGAATCCAACATGAAACTCAATGAGTCTGTAAACGCCCTCAAGCGCAACCAGATCCTTGCTGAGGCTTCAGTCGGTCTTGCTTCAACAGAAGCAGTCAAGCTCACCAGTCTGTCAGAAGGTATTGATTTTGAAGATGCTGAATCTTTCACAAAGAAAGTTCGGTCCGTCAAAGAATCTTACTTCCGCAAGATTGTTAAGAAGTCCAAAGAAAATGAAGTAGAAACCGCCGTACTCAATGAATCAGAACAGGAAACTGAACTGACTCCCGTAATGGCAGCATATTCTTCAGCAATTACCCGCACACTCAAGTCATAAACAATTTAACTCCTAACTAAAGGACTTAACTCACATGTTCAACTCAGAAAAACTCCAAGAAAAGTGGAATCCTATCATCAACCATAAGGATCTCCCATCAATCAAAGATAACTACCGCCGTTCGGTTACAGCGTGCATTCTTGAAAATCAAGAAAAAGCACTCCGTGAAGAACGCGCTCAGTCGTCTTTCCAAGGTCTCAATGAGACCGCTGCTAATGCTACCACCGGTGGCACAGGCAACATCGCTAACTGGGATCCAATCCTCATTAGCCTTGTTCGTCGTAGCATGCCAAACCTGATCGCCTACGACATCGCTGGCGTTCAACCAATGAGCGGACCAACCGGTCTGATCTTCGCTATGAAGAGCAAGTACACCTCACAAGGTGGAACTGAAGCTCTCTTCAACGAAGCCGATTCAGCATTTGCTGGCACCGGCACCAGCGGCGGCGATTCTTCATCTCTCCCATCTGCTAAAGGTGGAACAGGTGCAGACAGCGATACCGATACCGTTTCCGATACCTTTTCAGTTGGTACCGGTATGGCCACCAGCACTGCTGAAGGTCTCGGTTCAGGTTCTTCCGGTGCAGGTTCATTCGGCGAAATGGCTTTCTCAATCGAGAAACAAACCGTTACCGCTAAGACCCGCGCTCTGAAGGCTGAATACACCATGGAACTTGCTCAAGACCTCAAGGCCGTCCACGGTCTTGATGCAGAATCTGAGCTCGCTAACATCCTCTCTGCTGAAATCCTCGCGGAAATCAACCGCGAAGTTATCCGCACGATCAATGTAAAAGCCAAGCTCGGTGCACAACAAGCAAACGTTGCCACAAAGGGTAACTTCAACCTCCTCACCGACTCTGATGGTCGTTGGAACGTTGAACGCTTCAAGGGTCTTCTTGTTCAAATCGAACGCGAAGCGAATGTTATCGCAAAAGAAACACGTCGTGGCAAGGGTAACTTCATCCTCTGCTCTTCGGATGTTGCTACCGCACTCGCAGCTGCAGGCGTACTCGACTACGCTCCAGCACTCAGCACCAGCCTCGAAGTTGACGATACCGGCAATACCTTTGCTGGCGTTCTCAACGGTCGTACCAAGGTCTACATTGATCCATATGCCACTGTTGACTACGTCACCAGCGGTTACCGTGGTACCAATCCGTATGACGCAGGTATGTTCTACGCACCATACGTTCCACTCACCATGGTACGTGCAGTCGGTCAATCTGACTTCCAACCACGTATCGGATTCAAAACCCGTTACGGCATGGTCGCAAATCCATTCGCTGAAACTAATGTCTCCGACATCAGCAACGGCACCGGAACCAATCGCGCCAACAGATACTTCCGTATCTTCGGTGTCTCTGGTCTCCTTGACAATGGCTAATCAGTCTCGGTATCTTGATTGATACCGGTTTTTTAAAGAGGGGAGTCCGAAAGGGCTCCCCTTTTTAGTTTATAAATACTTGTATGAATAACCTTACTCAGAACAAAAACTACCTTTCACCAACAGGATTTAAGGTAAGCATTAATGCAAATGAATTTGCAAACCTTGAGTATTTTTGCACGGTTACATCCATTCCGGCTCTCAGCCTCGGCGAGGTATCGACTCCCTTCCGCAATCAACAGATGTATACTCCAGGAGACCGTTTGGATTACGCATCGTTTGATATGCGTTTCATCGTCTCCGAGAACATGGAAAATTACCTTGAACTTTACAATTGGATCCGTAACAATGCCGAAGAGAGCAAACGGAAGTCTGCCGATATGATTCTCCATATTCTTACATCAAGTAATAACCCAAACAAGCGTATTCGTTATGTTGATGCATTTCCCACAAGCATCGGTGCAATTGAATTTCATACTCAGACTACCGATGTCGAATATGTGAGTGTTGATGCTTCATTTAGATATACCTACTTTGAATTCATCTGATCTAGGATAGGATAAATAATACTATATTATGATAAACCTTGATGACCTATTGGTAATGTGGAAGAAAGATGCCGAGATTGATGAAATGAATCTCGACGAGGCTTCGCAGAAGACGGCTAAGGTCCACGCAAAGTACCTTGAGCTAATCTCAATCACGAAGCTGCAACTCAAGAAGAAAGAGCTTGACCAGAAAATCCTTCTCAAGGACAAATGGCTCTACTTCAATGGCAAGATGACGCAAGAAGAAATGACCGTCCGCGGTTGGCCATATGACCCATTCAATGGGCTTAAAATCATGAAGTCGGACCTTGAGTATTACTTTAACTCGGATACCGAACTTCAGAAGTCGGAAGAAAAAATCATTTACCTTAAGACACTGGTGGAAACCCTTGAAGAAATCATGGGTACACTCCGCTGGCGCCATACCCATATCAAGAACATGATTGATTGGCGGCGCTTCACATCCGGAGGTTAATATGTCCGACATTCTTAAAATCCGCAAAAAGAATGAGGTGTATATCCATATCGAGTGCGAACCATCAATCGCGAATGAGTTATCCGAATTCTTTACCTTTTTCGTTCCTGGCTATAAGTTCATGCCAGCCTACAAAAATAAGATATGGGACGGAAAGATTCGGCTTTTTGACGCTCGCCTAAAGACCATCTACGGCGGTCTTCTGCCTTACATCAAAGAGTTTGCGGAGACTCGTAAGTGTGAGATTGAGTATGTTGATGATCCTTACTACGGGCTACCTCATACGCAGGAACTCATCGAACCAAATGAGCTTGCCGAATTTATTGCCAGCCTGAATCTCTATGCCCACGGTAAGTCTATTGAGCCTCGTGATTACCAGGTCGAAGCCATTGCACACGCGCTTCGCCATTGGAAGACACTTTTGTTGAGCCCGACGGCTTCTGGTAAGTCACTCATTATCTATGTGCTGATCCGTTGGTACCTTTCTAAATACAATAAGAAAGTATTGCTAATTGTACCCACAACTTCTCTTGTGGAACAGATGTACAAAGACTTTGCCGACTACGCAACACTTGAAGAATCGTGGAGCGTCGAGGAAACCTGCCATAGAATCTATTCGGGTAAGGAGAAAATCAACATTAGTCAACGCGTCATTATTACTACATGGCAGTCCATCTACAAGATGCAAGCCACGTGGTTTGAGCCATACGGTATGGTGATGGGAGACGAGGCGCACAACTTTAAAGCTAAGTCTTTGGCTTCCATCATGGAGAAACTCAGAGATGCAAAGTTCCGTATTGGTACCACTGGTACACTGGACGGGACGCAGACCCATAAGTTGGTCCTTGAAGGTCTCTTTGGTCCCGTCTATAAGGTAACTAGCACGAAGGAACTTATCGAACAGAATGCTCTTTCTGACCTTGACATTTCCGTGCTGTTACTGAAATACAGTGATGAGGTATGCCAAGCAGCAAAGCAGTTTGACTATCAAGCAGAGATCGACTTTATTGTTGCAAATGAGGCTCGGAATAAATTCATTCGGAACCTAGCTCTTGCTCAGGAAGGTAACACTCTTGTACTTTACAACTATGTTGAGAAACATGGGAAGCCTCTCTATGAGATGATTAATGAAAGGCTGAATGAAATGCCACGCCGCACGCGTAAGCTATTCTTTGTTTCTGGAAGTGTGGATACCGACGAACGTGAACGCATCCGTGCCATTACAGATATGCATGACGGTCTTGTAACGCTTCATTTTGGTAATATAAAAATTAAAACAAGCCCAACTGAACTAATACCTTTAACAAATAATTCATCAAAAATGGCAAAAATGATCACAGAATCCGATGATGTATTGGAATCTTGGATTTATAAACATTAGAATGTATAAATATATGAATGCCAGAATACACTCCGTATACTTATTTGATAGGATGGTCCAAACATAATAAATGGTATTACGGATCTCGATGTTCCAGAGTCCAAAGATGTTTGTACGAGAGTGGTTGCCATCCAGATGAATTATGGAAAACTTATTTTACTTCATCAAAACACGTTGCTGATTTTAGAAAAAAATATGGCGAACCAGATATTATTCAGATTAGACGTACATTTTTAAATGCCGATGACTGTTGCAAATGGGAGGCTAGAGTAATCACTAGACTTAAACTTTGTTCTAATTCTAAATGGCTTAATAGAGGTGCCGGAGGATTCTATGTTACTACTAAACCAAAATCCGAAGAACATAAGTCTAAACTTTCTGCTTGGCAAAGTGGAATTAAACGTGGAAAACCTTCAGAAGAGACAATTAAAAAAATATCGGATTCTACTAAAGGGTTGAAACGGTCAGCATTAACATGCGAAAAAATTTCAAAAGCGTCTTTAGGTAAAAAAAAGGGACCATGTTCAATAGACAGAGCTAATGCTATTTCTGATGGCTGGAAAAAAAGAACTGCCATTAATTGTCCATATTGTACTATGCAATCTATTAGCACAAGCGTAATGAAACGATGGCACTTTGATAATTGTAAATATAAAAATGAAACCAACTAAAATAGAATATCTTGCCAGTGATTGCATCATTGTTGCCAGTCTTGGTACTTTTTCTACTGGTATAAATATAAGAAACATTCATTCAATCGTGTTTGCTTCTCCTTCAAAATCTCAGATTCGTGTGCTTCAGTCCATCGGACGTGGCTTGCGTAAGTCTGATAATGGAGTCGCCACAAAGGTATTTGATATTGCCGATGACCTTCATTGGAAGAAGTCTCGTAACTACACACTGGATCATGCTGCTGAAAGAATTAAACTATACTCCAAAGAAAAGTTCAATTATAAAATCTATGAGGTCTCACTATGAGCATGTATGACCTTTGTATGATTCTAAAGCTCACCTCTGGCGATTCGCTTCTCTGTCAGGTTCTTTCTGATCAAGATGAAAACATCCTTATTCGAGACCCTCTTCAGATTAACATTATCAGCAATTCTACGCCGGAAGGCATTAAGGCTTTAACCTATTATTCTCCATGGTTTCAAGGGACCGACTCAAGAATCCATATGATTCGGAAGATGCACATTCTAAGTGCTGCAATTCCAGATGAAACAACCAAGGAAGAATACGCAAGAATTGTGGCGCAGAGACACAACGAGGAAGTTCCGGAGCCAACAGGTAAGAAGAAAGAAGAGTCCTGGCTCGACCAATTGAATTTTAAGTTTAATTCGGACCAAGACCGGCATAAGAACTAGTATCCCTTAAGTTGAATAGAGATTCATTATAACAATGAATTTGGAGATGTAAACAACAAATTTGCGTTTACCTTTTATAAATGTTTAATCTTTTGTTATTTACAATATGCGACTAATGGTGTAATGTTATGAATAAGTAAAATTATGGAAACTATTACAAAGCCTTTAAAGCCCTCCAAAAGAGAAGGAATTCATTACGTTAACAACCGTGAGTTCTCGCAGAACGTAGTTGATTATGTCAACTCGGTTAAAAAAGCCAAAGAGGCTGGCACGGAGATACCACGCATCACGGAATACATAGGGCGTTGCTTCCTCCGTATTGCAGAGGGTCTGTCTCATAAACCTAATTTTATCCACTATACCTACCGTGAGGAAATGGTAATGGACGGAGTGGAGAACTGCATTAAGGCCATCATGAATTACAATATTGAGGCTGCCACACGCACTGGTTCTCCTAATGCCTTTGCCTACTTTACTCAGATCAATTACTATGCTTTCATCCGTAGAATCATGAAGGAGAAGAAGCAGCAAGACATTAAAACTCGTTACATCGAGCATGCAGGTATTACCGATTTTATGTCGGAGAGCTTGAACGGTTCCGAATTCACTTATGGTGTGGAGACGGGTTTCATTGATGTCCTCAAGAATAGAATTGATAAGGTAAAAACAGTAGATAAAGCAGTAAAGGAATTTAAAAAGAAGGAAAAGACGGAACTTGAATTCTTTATGCCCGAAGTATGAAAATAGCCGTACTAAATGATAGCCACACCGGTGCCAGAAATGCTTCAGGTATCTTTCTCGACTACTTTGCCAAATTCTACAATGAAGTGTTCTTTCCTTATTGCGACAAGAATGGCATTAAACAGATTCTTCATCTTGGTGACTTCTATGATCATCGAAAGTACATTAACTTTACTGCGCTGAACCATAACCGTAAGACGTTCCTGGAACCTATGGTCGCACGGGGAATGATGATGGATATTATCCCTGGTAACCATGATGTGGTGTACAAGAATACGAATGACCTTTGCTCACTGAAAGAGCTCCTTGGTTACTTTGTAAATAACATCAATATCATTATGACTCCACGGGTAATGCAGTATGGCTCCTGCAAGATTGCAATGCTTCCATGGATCAATCCAGAGAACCATGCAGAGTCAATGAATTTCATCCAGACCTGTGATGCTCCTATCCTGGGTGCGCACTTGGAACTTGCGGGCTTTGATATGCAACCTGGTGTACAAGCGACCCACGGTGAATCTGCCGATGTATTTAAACGCTTTGAAGCGGTACTTTCGGGACATTACCATACTAAATCGACCAAGGGCAATGTCCACTATCTCGGTACACAGTTTGAAATGACGTGGGCAGATGTGGATGACCCAAAGTATTTCCATGTGTTTGATACGGAGACTCGGGAAATTACTCCCGTGAGAAACCCTCTCACGATCTTCTCAAAGTTCATGTATGATGAGAAATATGACGTTGATGGTATTGATGTAAGTACCTTTGATCATCACTTTGTTAAGGTCGTGGTTAAATCAAAGAAGGACCTCTTTAAATTTGACCGATTCCTTGATCGGCTTCAAAAGCGTCCGATTCATGAAATTAAGATTGCCGAAAACTTTGACGAATTTTTGGCTTCCAATGTTGAGCAGGATGCGTTAGAGTCTATATCGGATACCGGAGAGTTGTTAAATACTTATGTCGACGCAGCAGAAACATCCCTCAATAAGGATGCGCTAAAGTCAAAACTAAGAGAACTCTACGCCGAAGCTCAAAATTTAGAAATAGTATGATTGTTTTCAAGTCTCTTAAATACAAAAACTTCCTTTCGACGGGTGATTACTTTACCAGCATTGACCTATTGAAAAGCCCCACCACGCTTATTGTGGGGCATAATGGTTCGGGTAAATCTACGATCCTCGACGCACTCTCATTTGCGCTCTTTGGTAAACCTCACCGCGACATTAATAAGCCACAGTTGGTCAATTCAATTAACAATAGAGACTGTATCGTTGAGGTGGAGTTTAATGTTGGTCCAACTGCCTTCCGTATTGTCCGCGGTCTAAAACCTGGTATCTTTGAAATCTACCAGAATACCGTCCTTATTAACCAGGAGTCACATAGTCGTGACTACCAGAAAATCCTTGAGCAAAACATTCTCAAGCTGAACCATAAGTCGTTCCACCAGATTGTGGTACTCGGTTCATCTTCTTTTGTTCCTTTCATGCAGCTACCCAATAATGCGCGCAGAGAGGTGATTGAGGACCTATTGGACATTAACATCTTCACCAAGATGAACATTGTGCTTAAAGAGCGCAGTGCCAAGCTAAGAGAACTGCTCACCAACACCAACTATGAAATTGATCTTGTTCGTGAAAAGATTAAGATGCAGGAGAAGTACATTGGTGATCTTAAGAACCTTGATGCCGAGAATGTCGCAAAGAATGTGATACAGATTCAAGAGCTTCAGAAGGAGATTGATGAACTTATATCGGAAAACGATGGTATCAATAAGACCATAGGTACCGACATTGATACCGTAAAGAAAGAATCACTCAGGCTTACAAACACAAAGAATAAGTTGGCGACGTATCAGACCCAGATCGAAGCTAAGATTAAAGCATTGGTCCGTGACGCCAAGTTCTATGAGGAGAACAATAATTGCCCAACGTGTTCTCAGGTGCTCAATGCTGCATTTAAGGAAGAAAAGCTGGGTAAGGTAAAACTAAAGAACGATGAACTGTCTCAGGCAAGAAATGATCTTATTAATGAGTTGAATACTGTTAGCAATGGAATTAATGCTACTGCCGAAAAGTTGAATGATTATTCAAAGCTGAATAACATAATCCTTTCGAACAATATGACGGTGTCTTCAATCCAGAAGCAAATTAAACTACTGGAAGCTGAATCTGCCAAGAGTAAGAATACCGACATTGCTTCTGCTGAAAACGCACTCTCCGCTTTAAATTCAAATTCGGGTGAACTGAATGACCGCCGCGCCGGTTATTATGAGGAAGGTACTTACAATCAAGCCATCTCCGAAATGCTGAAGGACACGGGCATCAAGACCAAGGTCATTCGTCAGTATCTACCGGTAATGAATAAGCTCATTAATGGCTACCTTCAGGTGTTGGACTTCTTTGTTTCATTCAATCTTGATGAAGCCTTCAATGAGACCATTCGTTCACGCCACCGCGATGACTTCTCCTATGCTTCCTTTTCGGAAGGCGAGAAACAACGGATCGACCTTGCCCTTCTCTTCACATGGCGCCAGATTGCCCGTATGAAGAACTCTATTTCCACAAATCTATTGATTCTGGATGAAACCTTCGATTCCAGTATGGATTCCGATGGTGTGGAGAACCTCATTAAGATTCTAAAGACTCTTGAGGACAACACGAACGTCTTCATTATCAGCCACAAAACCGACGCTTTGGACGGTAAATTCAGCGCAAAACTAGAGTTCTACAAGGAAAAGAACTTTAGCCACTGTAAGTAAAATAAGCATAAGTTATTGATGGTATTACACTTAGTTTTAGTGTACGCCATTCCGTCATTATTTGTTTTACTTCTATGTGTTTTTAACATATAGTAGTACCATAATGAATAACGGATCAGAACAACAATCAATGCTGGCTCGCCTGCTTTCCAAGGAGAACATTTCTGTTCAACACGGCAAGTTTCAGACGGCTTTCTTCGACGTCAAAAACCGCGTGCTTGGTCTTCCAGTGTGGAAAGACAAAGGCAAGGATGTGTACGATCTGTTGGTTGGTCACGAGGTCGGTCACGCCCTTTACACTCCACGCGATGCTTTGGACGGCAAACTTCCCTGCCGCAAGGACTACCTCAATATCGTTGAGGATGTGCGGATCGAGAAAATGATTCGTGCCACGTATCCCGGCCTCGTCGGTTCCTTCCGCCGCGGTTATGACGTGCTCAATACCGAGGATTTCTTCGGCATCAAAGGCAAAGACGTTCAGGCTCTTGCCATCGGCGACCGTGTCAATCTCAAAGCCAAATTGGCTTCTTCCATCAACATTGCTTTTTCTTCGGATGAGCAAGCCGTTGTAAATCAGGTGATGGCTGTACAGACCTGGGACGACGTTGTGGCTGCTGCCATTGCCCTTCAAAATTTGGCTCAGGCTCAATCCGAGGAGAATCCTAAAGCTACCGAGCCGCGTGCAAATAAAACCGAACAGCCCGGCAACCAACAGCAGGAAGCCGACCCTTCGGCTCAAGGCGAGCCCATGGAAGGCGAGCCGGGTGAAAACCAAGCCGACGCTGCTGGCGCCGACGATAAATCCGAGGACGGTGATGCCGACCTTAAAGATGCTATCGAAAAAGCCATCGACGACCTTATGGGCAAGCCCTCAAAGAACCAATCTGCTCCTACTCAGGATACCAAAGGTAACGAACAAAAAACCGATGCTGCTCCCAAGTCGGAATTCGACCCGAATCACTACGGTACCGTTCCAGAAATTACCACCAACTCTCATTTTGAAAAACAAGCCAAGAGTCTTGTCGATACCAGCGAGTCTGTTCGTACCACAAACTACTGCACTCCTCCATCAAAACGCGATTTGGCTGCATCGGTTATCTCAAATGAGACCATTACCGCCGACCGCGATGCCGCTTGGGAAAAGCAAATTTCTATCTACGGTGGCACTCGCCCAACGTACTCCAAGGAATATGCCGAATTTATTGCGAGCACCAAGAAGTTTGTGGGCGTGCTGGGTAAGGAATTCGAGATGCGCAAAGCCGCCTATCAGTATAACCGCGCAACCGTGGCTCAGACTGGCATCCTAAATGTCAACAAACTACACGGTTACAAAGTCACCGACGACATTTTCCTGAGTGTAACCCAATTGGCCAATGCAAAAAGCCATGGCATGATGATGTTTATCGACTACTCTTATTCGATGAACGAGGTGATCAAATACGTTCTGAAGCACGTGATCAATCTCAGCATGTTCTGCAAAGCAACCGGTATCCCCTTCCAGGTCTATGGTTTTACGGGTGACAACGACTCGCGCCCTTATGTAAATGCACACGATCAAAATAGTGGTCGCAAGGACGGAGAAATCATTGTCGACAGTGTTGTTATTCTCGACCTCATTAACTCTTCGATGTCCAAGAATCAATATCAAAAAGCCCTTCACGGGCTCTTCGAACAAACCCAAAGCAACTACGTTCAATCCAAATACGAACGTCTTGGCAATACCCCTCTGAATGAGACCATTATTGCTGCGCACGACCTCGTCACCAAATTCAAACAAAAACATAAAGTTCAGAAAATGACCACGGTATTCCTTACCGACGGCGAAGGGCAACATATGCGTACATTTTCAAATAAATCTTATGATGAAAATCGTTCGCAAGCTGGGTTTGAAGTTAACCTTAACTTTACGCTCAACGGTCGCCGTGTAAAGTCTCCTCGCGGTGAAGCCCTTAGCGCAGAGCTAATCAGAAATCTGCGCATTACCACTGGTACTAAAACCATTGGTTTCTTCATTCCTTCCAACACTTCAAGTGCCCAACGGGATGTGATTAATGCGCTTGTAAGCCGTCCAAAAAAGACCGACCATCATACCGCCTACACCCTCTGGCAGACCAAACTGTCCAAGGACTACAAGAAAAACAAATCGGTTGCCGTTGAGGATGGTTTCGGATATGATCAATACTTTGTTGTTGCTTCTGGCTCCGACCTTGATACCGAGGACGAAGATTTCAACATCACTTCGGACATGACCCGTGCCAAGATGGCCAAGGCTTTCTCCGAATTCTCCAAGTCAAAACAGGTGAATCGAGTGTTCGTTTCTAAGTTTGCCGAAACAATTTCCTAACGATTATTGACTATCAACAACTTAGAACAATCTAAGTGATTTACTTTCATACGGTTTAATGTATGATAGTACTATAACAAATTAATTGACCTTCCATATTATGAAATCGGCATCCCTCACTATCCTCGCTTCCCTTAAGGAGCTTCATCCCGACGTTACGGTGTTCCGCCGTAAAGTCATCGACGGCGTGGCTGCAACCCATGGTTTCGTCTATAAGAACTACAGCGACATCTTTAAAGATGCCTACCGCGTCCACAAGGGTACGTATGACTATACGAGTCTCCTTCGCCCTACCACGTCGACCACCGTTTCCCAAGTGGTTCCTATGACTCCGGCTCCCGCCACGATGAAACTGGCGACCTCTGTAAATTCAATCGTCAATACCGACGCCTACGTTCCGCAAAGCGACCCCACCTACATTCGTTGGGGTGAATTCTCCGACATTTCCACCGTGGTTAAATCGCGGTCGTTCTATCCGATCTTTATTGCGGGTCTGTCGGGCAATGGTAAGACCATGATGGTCGAACAAGCCTGCGCGGCTGCCGACCGCGAGTACATTCGCGTTCAGATTTCACCAGAAACCGACGAAGACGATCTTATCGGTGGCTTCCGTCTCCTCAACGGTGAGACTGTATTTGCCAAGGGTCCCGTGGTCAAGGCCATGGAACGTGGTGCAATCCTTCTCGTCGACGAAATCGACCGTTCCAGCAACAAAATCATGTGTCTCCAAGGCGTCCTCGAAGGCAAGCCCATTCTGATCAAAAAGACTGGCGAGGTCGTTCGTCCGGCTCCCGGCTTCAATGTGATTGCTACTGCAAATACCAAGGGCAAGGGTTCCGAGGATGGTCGGTTTGTGGCTGCTACGGTTATCGACGAAGCCTTCCTGGAACGCTTTGTATGCACCATCGAGCAGACATACCCACCATTGGCAACCGAACGCAAAATCGTTGTGAAGCACATGGAAAAGTACAATGCCGTTGACGAAGAGTTTGCCGACCGTCTTGTAACCTGGTCGGAAGTCATTCGCAAAACGTTTGCGGATGGCGGTGTTGACGAAGTGATTTCCACTCGTCGCCTGTGCCATATTGCACACACCTTCTCAATCTTCCGCGACCGGCTCAAGTCGATCAATATGTGTATCTCTCGGTTCGACGATGATACCAAAATCGCCTTTGCCGATCTTTACTCCAAGATTGATGCTTCGGTGAATCCAGCTCCAGCAGCCACTCCAGTGGCAGCGGTACCGCCATTGAGCGACTTCTGAAAATAAATTCACTTTGTTGTTTACAAACACAAGCAACAATATATGATTCTCTTATGGTTGAATTGGTCCCTTCAATCATAAGCAACTAAAACAATAGGACCAAACTGAAAGATAGATAATATGAATAGCAATACATCCACCCAGAAAGCTCGCCTGTTTAAACTTCTTGCCAAAGGCACAGAGGTTACCATTGCCGAAGCCTCAAAGCGCCTCAGCATCGCGAACCCATCTGCGGTCGTAGCTCAACTTCGTGACGATGGTCTCCCCATCTACACGAACCGCCGTAAGAATGCCCAAGGTCAAACGGTTTATAAGTACCGTCTCGACACCAAGGCTCTTGCCAGCGTCTAATAAGTGAACTACAAAGGCTGCAGGACTCAACACCCTGCAGCCCTTTTCCTTTTCCATGGAACAACAAATCGAGCAACAGTCTCCCCTCGAAGGTCGCAAATATGATTCGGACAAGCCGGAATACGGTTTGATTCCACCGTTTGCGCTTGAGGAACTGGCGCAGGTTCTTACCATCGGAGCCAAGAAATATGCCCGAGAAAATTGGAGACATGTACCAGAATCCGAACGTCGGTATTTTGATGCACTCCAACGCCATCTCTGGGCATGGAAACGTGGTGAGCGTTTTGATCCTGAAACGGGCCGACATCACCTGGGACACGCAGCCGCGTGCCTCTTTTTCCTTTACGAACATGATACGGGACACGCAGCCACAGCTTTTTAAGTTATGAAACTATCAGAAAATACAATCAAGCTCCTTAAAAACTTTGCCGGAATTAATCCGAATATGGTATTCAAGGCTGGCAGTTCTATTGCTACAATCGCGGAAGCCAAGAACATCATGGCATCCGCCACAGTCGCCGAAACCTTTCCTCAGGAATTTGGTATCTATGACCTGAATGAATTCCTTTCCACACTCACTCTTGTAGACGATCCAGAGTTGTCATTCAGCGACGATTCGATTACAATTAAGGATGGAAAGACTTCCATTCGGTACTTCTATGCTTCCATGGACCTTCTTACGGCTCCGTCCAAGCAGGTAACCATGCCGAATCCAGAAGTCACCTTCATTCTTTCCGAAGACACCCTCAACAAGATTCGTAAGGCGTCAGCAGTCCTCGGACACGCCAACATTGAAATCAAGGGTGAAAATGGCAAAATTATTGTAAATCTTACCGATGCAAAGAATGCCTCTGCGAATAAATACTCCATCGTGGTTGATGAGAACAATGCTTGCAAAGAGGTTTTCTCATTCATCATGGTCATCTCCAACCTGAAAATGGTTTCTGGTGACTACACGGTAGAGATTAGTTCTAAATTGATCGCTCATCTAAAGCATACCACACTCCCGGTGGAGTATTGGATTGCTTTGGAAAAAACTTCGACGTTCGCTTAAGGAGTCGATAACCTAGGAAACATATATGGACAACAGCAAAGTAATACCAGAACAACAACAACCAGCAGCCGCTCCGCAACTTGGTCTTAATGACCTTGCCGCAGTGGTTCAAATGATCGACATCGTCTCCCGTCGTGGAGCCTTTGAAGGTCCAGAACTCACCGCAATCGGTGCACTCCGCAGTCGCTTTGAAGCCTTTGTAAAGGCAAGCACTCCGAAGCCAACTGAAGAGCCAAAGCAAGAAGCTCCGGCTCAAGCGTAATTGTTCTAACTCCGTACGGACTTTTGGTGGGGCAGTCATTAAAGAACCCACCACTTTTTTATTATGAGCAACATTCCTACTTCGGCTGAAGACCGCAAAGCCATCCTCACCGCCCTTGATCAAATCTCTGAAGCTATGTCGGAGATGCAAACACAAAAGGAGCAGATCCGTGAGATTCTAAAAGCACTGGAAGACAAATACAAACTTCCGACCAAGACGTTCCGTAAGGTCGCAATGATGTACCACAAACAGAATGTGGTTGAGTTTGAAAACGAAACTTCGGAGATTAAAGAGGTTTACAAGACCATTGTCACTGGTGTATAATAGACCCTATGTTGACAAACTCTAATGAATTTTTGTGGGTTGAAAAGTACCGTCCTCAAATACTTGATGACTGTATCCTTCCAGAGGGTCTTCTAAAGACCTTTAAGAGCATTGTTGAGTCTGGTGAGATGCAGAACATGCTTCTCACTGGTACCGCTGGTCTTGGTAAGACAACTGTTGCCCGCGCAATGTGCAACATGCTTGATCTTGACTATATGATCATTAACGGCTCGGAAGAATCCGGCATTGATGTTCTCCGTACCAAGATTCGTCAGTTTGCCTCATCGGTATCTCTGCACTCCAGAGGACCCAAGGTCATTATCCTAGATGAAGCGGATTACCTGAATCCATCTTCCACGCAGCCCGCGCTTCGTGGCTTCATTGAGGAATTCAGCAACAACTGTCGGTTTATTCTTACGTGTAACTTTAAGAATCGCGTCATTGAACCACTTCATTCCC